CTGGGTTTGAATGTTGCAGGATCGCATCCTAACGGAATAAGAAAAGCTTTTAACTGTTCCACCCATTCGTTCTTTGGTGGCATCTCGAACCAACCATGCAAGCTCTTTCCTCCAGTATCCACGACAGCGTGTAGTTTCATGCTGAATAAATCACGCATCAATTGGAACACCGCGCCCATCTCTGGCTTAGTCAGAACATCCGACTCGACAACCAAGAACACCCTATGCTCAACCGTATCGTTGGATCGACTGACTGTGCCTTGCTTGTAGCTCGCGCCAGTTGTGTACTGCCCGATTGGCTCATCCAGCTTCTTCCACTCGTAAGCGATGCGGAAGTTCTGTGGATGCTTACCGCTATCCGTGACGTTGCCTATCCAGATATTGTCAAGAGCGTTGAACAGCGATAGGAACAACTGATAGTCCTGCGCTGGATCGCCAAGCTTGGTCGGACTTTCCTCGTACATATCCGCTGGGTCCCAAGTGTAGTGAGTCAAGTATCGTTGCTTGTTCGATTCAGCAATCGTCTTAATCCTATCCAACACCTCGGAGTGCGGATCTTTCTTGATGACCAGCTTGGGTACGGCTGTGCCACCAGACATAATGTTGACTGGCTTGTAAAGAACATCGCTCGATATGGCTCGGCGTAGCTTGCGGTTGGCCTCATCCCGATATGGAGTGCAACTGGTATGCCAGCAGAAGATAGTCGGCGCGCCATCTACGAATACCGTTGTATCACGGATGCGGGTATGGCTGGTGTGAGCAGCCTCGCCTGGACACTTGCACAGCCCGTGATTCTCGGACTGCCAATCCACTTGGCCTACGATCTCTTCAGCTTGCCGTTGTGCTGTTGTCATAGAAATTCAGTTGGGATCTTGGTGTATTCGGTATAATCATGGATGCAAGCTTTACTTATTGAAACCCTTGATTGAGTTCCAAACTTATCAAACGGAACGATCAATTTGAATGCAACACCCAAGTCTTGATTAAGCCCAACAAGAAACCAGTAATCGGAAGGGAATGTATCTGGATCGGACGTTGCCTTGAATCCGTAGGAATTTTGTTTCAATGAGAACGTGGCAGTCTTTATGTGGAATCCTCGAAATGTTCCATCTTTCATTGCCACTATTCGATCTATCTTTGTGTGCGGATTGATTGACCTCCACGCATTCAATCCATTGCTGATTGCCCATATATCAAACTGCAACTCACCTATCTCGCCGACTTTGTGCGAGTAGTGCATTGCATCAATTGACAATGCTGTCGTGCTTAATGTTTCCGTTTCGGCTGCAAAGCCAAACAGATACTGTTCTGGCTCTTCGGCCAATCCACTAAACATCTTTATCTCTTCACTCATAGAAATTCAAACTGGCTCTGATTCAAGGGGTAGACACACTGAGGAAACGCCCGATGCAAGATCTCCTTGCATACCACAACGCCAGTTAGTTATTTGCTTTCTAGGTCTATTGCCTTTCTGGATGCCTCAACAATATCCTGCGCCGTTATATTCCTCAAAGCATTGCACCAGTATTGCGTCTTGGGAGTCTTGTTGGTCGCATCCTTACACTTAGCCTGCGGCAACCCAGCGTGCGGACGGCAAGGTGCGTGTGGACAAGTATCGGGTTTGAATATCGACACGTTCTTAGGATAAAAGGAAACGCGATCTCGTGGATCGTAGCTGCCCCACAGCGACACACACGGAGTATCCAACCCAGCAGCCATGTGATTGACTGAGCTATCTGGAGCGACAACGAAGTCAGCCCCGCTGATAATCGGGAACAGCGAACGCACAGCCTTGGTGCAGTTGAATAGATCAATCACTCTCGGATGATCCACCTTAAAATTGTTTGAGTTATCCAGCCCGATAATCACAGCGTGATGTTTGGGATAAGCCTCAAGCAACGCCAACACCGCCTCCTGTCCCATCGTTGGCGGGTAGGTGCGGGTAGGACCACTGGAAGAAACGTGGTAAGCAAAGAACGGACTAGGCAACGGCCACTTGCCCATCGCCTTTAGCTCTTCGTGGTCTGGCTCGATGAGATGCAGGACTGGCTTACAATACTTAGCCATAGTCTTCTCATCCCAGACACCCATCCACTCGTAGATCCGCTGGTAGCAGTTGCCACCGCCAGTGCCTAGCTTCGTGTTGCCAACCTGTCCGCTGAACAGATCGTCAGTAGGTAGGTGTGCGTCAAATGAATCCCAAGCCTCCAGCGAGGATGGCAACGGCCACAGCTTTGCACCCAACCCAGCGTAGAGAGGCAGGTTGCGAGCAGGAGCGTACACCTCAACAACACCGCCCGACTCTTGCACCAAGTAGTTGACGAAGGCAGTAGCGATGATCGCGTCACCAATTGCACCAGCGCGGTAAACGGCTGTCGCCCCACCAGCAGCACGCCCTTTGTAGTACGGCTTGATCTTGTGTGGGCAAGGGATTGAATCGTCCCAGGTTGGTCCAGTTAGCTCATCGGGCAACACATAGGTAGTGCGCGGGTAGAGCATATTGTCATCGACTTTGTGAATTGCGTTTGTGTTATTTGTCCATAGTTTCATTTGGCCTGCCTTTCTATTTTGTTTTTTCTACTGCGTCAATCCTTTTCCCAATCCAAGCCATGCACGGCACAGCCATAGAGTTTCCAAGTGCCTTGTATCGTGGACCATCTGGGCATTGATCGGCTGGCTTGTTACGCCAAGGGATCATCGTGTGGTCATCGTTAAAGCCTTGGAGTCGTTCGCATTCTCTTGGTGTGAGCCTGCGTACTGCCATTGAGCTTTGAGCAATCACATTGCTAGGTCTGCTCGGCCTATTCTCGCCCTCTGCTCTAAGTGTTCCAGCCTTGCTGTCTTCCATCCAATACCCTTGACCAGACTCACGCATAGCAATTGCCACCTGATTGTCTCCCATCTCCTTCCGCAATGTCGGAGATAGTTCCTTAACAAATCTGCTCTCGCTGCCTTCTCTTGTTGCGATACCAGGCTCAAAAGCAATCGCCTCCTGCACCAACGGCACATTCCCACCACCCGTTCCGTATCGTGATACGCAACTAGGAGCGACATCGTGCGGGCCAGTTACTCGGCTGTCGTTGGGGTGGTTCTCGTATAGGACAGCGTGCTTGTCTCCTTTAGTTAAGGTTGGGCAAGGATCACCTGGCTTACCCACTCCAAGCCCATTGCCCTTGCCGTCTTGCTTGTCTCCACGCTTACCAGAGAAGCGAGTGGCTTGATCGTGGATTGGGATAGTGACCAAATCAGTAGCATCTTTGTAATCCCTAGCCTTCATTGATGATGCAGTTCCGTCATTAGAATATTCCCCAAACGCCTGCATTCTAAATGCGGTTGCTTCGTGAACCGCCTTAATCTCCATCAATGCTTCGTCACTACATCCTCCTCGGCTTCCTTTGCACTGGGTAATTGTTGGGCTGACAACGCTTGCCTCTAACACCGCATTAACTTGCTGGGTTACTTCGCTGGATTGGGGGCTTCGGCTTGGGTCGTTGCTTGCTGTAAGGCTTGGCGCAACATTGGTGGCAACTCCTTGCCTCGCTTCTCGGCTCGGCGGAGTATCCCTGCGCACGCTTTCGGACTCAAATAAAACCTTTGCGGCAAGGTTCCCTTCTCCAAGATGTGCGACAACGAACACACGTCTGCGTCTTTGGGCCACTCCGAACCATTGAGCGTCCAAGACTCGGTATGCCCACTCATACCCCAGCTCCCCCAACGCTCCGAGGAAGGAACCAAAATCTTTTCCTCCGTTAGATGACAAGACACCAGGGACATTTTCCCAGACAAGCCATCGAGGTTTGAGACGTTCAGCGATTGCAAGGTATGTAAGCATAAGGTTGCCTCTTGGGTCTTTGAGTCCTTGCCTAAGTCCTGCGACTGAGAAGGATTGGCAGGGCGTGCCTCCGACCAGAAGGTCAACTGATCCGCTTTGTATATTCCATTGTTCATATTTACTCATATCTCCTAGGTTTGGTACTTTCGGCCAATGGTGCTTCAGCACCGCTGACGGAAATGGTTCTATTTCTGAAAACGCAACTGGCTTCCATCCGATAGGCTCCCAAGCCTTGGACGCTGCCTCAATGCCAGAACAGACGGATAGGTATTTCATTCCTCACCCACCACTTCCTTGCACACCAAGGACGCTGCATCCACCATCGTGATAATCTGGATCATATCCACCGAGCGTCCGTGAGTTGCTCGGTTACGCTCTAGGACAAGCTTCTCCCTGGCTATGGCAAGCATATCCCTCGCCCACTTCAATCTGTTCTTAGCCTCTACATTCATTGTGTATCCCTTTCTTTAATGTCGTAGTAAAACGAATCTGTATCCTCTGTCACCCACTTATCGGACTGATTCTCTACGGATGGCAGGTCTGTGTCTACTCGGAATTGCTTGAGGTTATCTGGCAACTTCTTAGTAACCCAATTAGAGTCGCGCCAGAAGATGCGGTTGTTTGGCATACACATTAAGTAGCCATCATCACCTGCGAACACATGACCGCACTTGTAGTCAGATGGCTCATCGCTGTAGGGATTGTTAAACCAATCCACAGTAAACAAGTATGTACCCCAAACTTTGGTAGCATCCCGTAGCAATATCTGCGCGCGATGGTAGGCGAGGAAGCTGTACTCGGTTACGGTTACGTTCTCGCTGAAACAATCCCAAAGCTGTTTGTAGTTGAATGGGATGTCGGCCTCTGGCTCGTGAGTGTATATCTCCGATAGCGGTACTCGACTCCGCAACATTCCAGAGTCAGTCATAACGTGGAATGTTAGGATTGCCCCAGCGCAGGATTGCAAGGCGAACACATAGACGTTGTAAAACTCCGTGTCTGCCTCGTTTTTGGTGAAAAACGACTTCCTCACCATAGCCTTGAAGCTAGGGATGTTTTCGTTGAGCGTTGCCATTATCGCCAAGCAGGTCCAGTAAACCAAGCTACCAACACCCAGCGTGTACCCCAGATAGGCGCACGGGCACGATGCTCGATGTAGGATGGAAACCAGCAACCTGCTCCTTGCTCGCGGATGAACTGAGTGTTCACCATATCAGCCTTAACCTGCAACCCGCCTCCGATATATTCCTCTGGCGCGGACAGGTTAACCACAGCCGTAAGCTTGCGAACTGGTGCTTCGGATGTGTAGGTGTCGTAGTGCCAAGAGAACTTCTGTAGCGGGCGGTAACGCAGGATCTGCAACTGTTGGATGCCTTGGATGTCGAAACGCCATTGCTCGGCATTGATGCCTTCCGTAATCTCGCGCATCACATTGTAGATCCATTCGTAATGCTTGGCGAAAGGTATCCAGCACGATGAGCAGGTTCGCGTACGTGATACCGTACGGGTCATGCCATCCTTCGACAGCACTGGCGCACGCTTCATCCCGATCACTTCCGCATCCTGGCGCAGCATCTCGCACTGCGTCTTGGTTAGGACGTAGCGATCTACTGATGCGGTCAATACCTTCTGCTTGAACTCGCTCATTTGAGTTCCTCTATCATTTCCAACAACGCCTTGTTGAGTGCGTAGGTGAAGCAAGCAACCTTGTCCTTGGCGATGTGCTGACGGCCAGCTTCGGCTAGAGCCTCGTAAAGATCATCGTCCACATCGACAAAAATCTTGACGGCCTCGTACTCCTCAACCTTGACCAGCTTAATACCTTTGCCTTTTCTTTTCCTCATAAGTCCAATTCCTTTCTTATGATTTCAATTAACTTGAAGATCAAATAACCAGCGCAGTAGATTGCAGACAAAGTCAGCCAACTGTAAAGCACAAACCAACTAATAACCCAAACAACTCCAGCCAGATCAAGTAGGCAGAACATAGTCGTTTTCCTTTAGTTTCCGTAACAGCGTTCTGTTATCTATCTGCACCCCGCTGGCTCTGCACCACCAGGAGACAACGCCAGTCTTAAAGTCACGCAGTAGCTTCTGCACCTCGTGTGAATTCTTATACTCCAGCGCATCGTTGAGTGGCACGCCTGTGTGATCCTTGACAATCTTCATGCCCTTAACCATCCCTCGCTTGCGTAACATCCGTAGGTCACGGATAGCTTGGAGTGCAACCTCGCCAGCCAACTGCTGCACCCTGTCATCGTAGTCACCGCGACATAGCTGGGTTGACCTCACCGACCCAGCCCCACCAGCTTCGCTTCGTCAGCTTTAATCTGGTTAGATAACTTAACCAGATCGTTTGATTGCCCAGCGTAATGAATAATCATCGCATCCTTGTAGCGGTCCAATCCGAAATGCGACTCAACACTGGTCATACAATTGAAGGATGGGTCAAGCTCGGTTAGTGGGATGTTCCACAAGTGCGCCATCACGTTGAGCCAAGTCTGCTCGGCAAAGTGGTTAGGGTGCAGGCCAATTGGCGGCATTGATAAGATACCAACCGCCTTGGTATGAACTACGAATACGCCAGTGTTGACATAGAACTTAGGCTCAATCACACCACCGAAAGCACCAGCCAGCTTGACCATATCTGGCTTGCGATCCAGATAAGCTCCTTCGTCAAAGGCACAGAACACCCCAGCATCCTCGGATAGCTTGGGGCAATCGGCTGCAATCAGAACATCTGCGTCAACGAACGTCACCTGGTCGTAGCCCTTGGTTGCCATTATGTTTCCAATTGCTGACTTGGAGTATTGGGCTGGGTGGGTAAGAGGCTTGTCGATCAGAATGAAGTCGGTGTTATGGCGTTTGCAGTACGCCTCCATGCGTGGCCTAGTAAGATCAATAATGTTCTTCCACTCCTCACCAAACGATTGTGTGACTAATGCTTGTTTCATTTTACGTTCTTCCATATTTTGCCGTGTTCATCCAGTTCGGATGACCAGATCATCATCTTGTTGTAGATACTGTAGGCGTATCCAAACCTCATCAGCGTGAGGCTAATCAGATCACCGATCTGATAACAGATCCAAGACAAGGCCAGCTTCATTGCCCAGCGTCAAAATCTTCTGTTGCCTGAATGGATAAAAGATCATCAGCCTTTTCCAGCAATTCCTTGCTTGGATTCTTTATGTCCTCGGTAGCGGTTGAGATTTCAATCTTTGACATAACCACATTATTGACCACCTTGGCATAGTAATGTTCCCTATATCCAACTGGACCAATATCCTCGGTGATAGTATCAATCTCTGCGTTGCCATACGCAGTATACTTCTCTCCATTAAACTCAAAATCAACACTTACATCTTCCATAATCATAGTCTTGTTACCTCTTTCTTTATTTGTGCCAACGTGAACAGGCATCGTACCAGCGCACGCTCAAGATGGTCAACGCTTGTTTCGCCGTTATTATCTGGACAAGGCGAGGACTTGTGGAGTTGCATCTGCGCTGTAGCTAGGTGGCGAACAGCCCGCGCAATATGGTAATCGTGAGTCGGCCTATCCTTCTCCA